ATGACTGCGATTGCTATACCTCCAGAGGTGGTCGCAGTCATGCGAGATGACCGACTTAGAAGTTACAGGATTTCTATAGATACAGAAGAATCAAATGCTATTGATGCAGCTATGGATCAGAAAAACAGAACAGAGTTTTTAACTGCTACAGTACAGTTTCTGCAATCTGTTGGGCCTTTGGTTAGTTCAGGTGCATTAGGTTTTGAACAGGCAAAACAGATGTTATTATTTGCTGCCAGGGCATTTCCTGGTGCAAGAGAGTTAGAAGAAAGCCTAGAAGCCATACAACCACCACAACCACAAGCAAATCCTGCTGATAAGTTGGTTGAGGTAGAAGCTGCTAAAGTACAGGCACAAACTGCACAAGCACAGACAGATGCACAGGTTAAGATAGCTAGACTTGATCTTGATAGGCAAAAAGCACAAGACGATCTTGCTATCAAAAAAGAAAAACTAGAAATAGACGCAGCTAAAATCGTAACTGGCTAAAATGAACAACAGCGAAGCACTAGGCCGTATTGTATGGCTTATGGGTCATTCTAGGCATCATGCAGCCTATAAGGTTAGTGATATTTACAGATTGATCTTACCTGCGATAGCTAACTATCAGTATCGTGTTTGGGATGGTGAAAACAATCCACAGGGATTTATGATCTGGGCTTGGCTTACTGATGAAGCATCTAAAAATTATGAAAGAGGTAGTGTTCACATAACAGGACAGGATTTTGTTGGTGGCAATAATCTTTGGATAGTTGAGTTGGTGATGCCCTTTGGCAATGCCAAACAAATGCTTTTAGAAGCAAGAAAACATTTAGTTAGCCTTTATGGTAAAGGCACAATTCTTCATGGAAGAAGAACCAAGAATAACTTATTTAAAAAGGTGATTTTATAATGGGTGACAGTCCATCTTCTGATTCAGACGAATCCATAGAAGCACAAGAAAGATTTGACGATCAAAGAACTGGTAATTTTGGTGGTGACCAAACAAACCTAAGTGATCCTAGTGAATCACAAGGATTTGCAGGTAATACACCTCAACAACAAGCAGTAACAGCAGCAGTTTTTGCTGCAAGGCAACGTGATGTTGCTAACAAAGCTAGACGAGGTGAAATACCAGGTGTTAACTTACAGCCTAGTACTCAAGATGTTCAAACCTTTGCTAGACAACAAGCAGACATAGATGAGCAAGGTTTTGATCCTACACAAGAGCAAATAAATGTAGGCCCTGGTGATATATTTGGTTTGAGAGAAAGAATAGCTGAAAACCTTAGACAAGGTGGCACTCCATCTTTTGATAATCAAGGCAACATTGTTGGTGCTACAGGTTTTGGCCCTGCTTTTGGTGGCATGGGAATACTGTCAAATGTTTTACCTGATGTAACTACATACACAGGCTTACCATCTGGTGATCCATTCGCAACAAATATGAATATGGGTGATGATAATAATGAGCCACAGATTATAAGGACAGCTAACCCAAGAGAACCTATAGACGAAATAGAAGAAGAAAGACCACCTGTCTCAGATCAGTTAGCAACTGACTTTTTGCAAAATCCTTTTTTCTTATATTCAGGGCAAGGTAATTTATTTCAGCCTTATGGATATGC